CCCAAATCAATATGATTGTATACAAAAGTGAAAAAAAGGTTTTTAACCCTCTGCTCACCCCAAATGGTCGACTCATCAAAGGAACTAAAGATGATAAAGGAATTGTCGATAGGAACAACTTCTATCTGAGTGAGGCTGAGATCATTGCAGACAAGTACTTCTGGAAAAAGGCCTGGAGTGTTAGAGGGAATGATATCATCGTTGATGGTGTGGTACAGCTGATTGAACAACATATGCATGATTTCTATGATATTTTCTCAGAGACTGCAGAAGTGTGGGAAACCAACTTCATGGGAATTCCGGAAATGAAGAAGAGGAAGATGAATCTGACAGAATCCCTGAAGAAGATTGATTGGAATTGTGACGGAGTCCCTGATGCCTTGCAGCTGAATAAAGCTTGGTGCGATAAAGTTCATGACCATGTTATTCCCCAGCTGATGACTGGAATGGATCTATATGATGAGCCTGAATCAGAAGGAGAAAGTCTAGAAGAATGGTGGTCAAACTTTAAAGGGTCTAGACATCACACTAAGACTTTGATTCACTTCCCAATGGTACTTGCTGAGCGGTCTGACTCAAAGGCACTAACGTATCCACTCATGCCGACAGGAACCCCTCAAGCTAAGATTGTTGCAAGTGCTAGCTTAAACCAGAAGAGTTCTGACTATGTGACACTAAGTGAGTCCATAAGGGATCCAGTAACGAGTTCCTGGGTCAACAAGGGTGATCTTTCAAAGGCAAAACTAACTGATCCTGAAAGAGAGAAGCTTGCAAAGAGAGGCGTTCAAGCCAAAACCTACTACTCAAAGAAAGGGAAAGATCCAGTGAAGTCTGATAAGTCTCTCAACAAAGACTTCGAAACGCTCAATCTTGAGAGCTATCTGTGCCAGTCATTTTCAAGAACGGGTGAGAGAGATGCAACTAGCGAGTATCAGGCTGATAGAGAGGAAGGGACAGAGTTTGTCAATAAGTGGCTTGATATATTATCAGAGATTCCTGAATTCCAAGCTCTTGAGTTCCATGATAGAGTGATCGCAGAGGTGATTGCTAACTCTTCGAGGAATGTTGAAAAGGATGTTTTTATCCTTAGGAAGATCCTTGGATATACTGCGTATGTTATCATCAAACCAACCAGTCTCGGATCAGTCAATGATCCAAAGCCAACTTTTTATTCGATAATGTTCAAAGGCGAATCACTATCTGAGATTTTTGAAGAGGTTCATGTAGGTTATGGAGACTGGAAATATACGGATTTCATTTCAACATCCAGAGTCAGATCCTCTCATCAAATGAACTCTACACAGCAATTTATGATGATGATCTTCGAAAATCTGGAAACACTGTCAGTTCTGAACGAAGATCCAGACATGGACATAGTCAATTCAATCTGTGAACCAATCAAATGGTGTCTCCTAGCTCATCTTCAGGATAAGGAAGAGTTCTCATCTGTCCTTAGCAATCTGAGATATTATTACTTCTCTCTATTCACTGGATTCAAGAATTGTAAAACAGAATCAGGTCGACTGGTGACGAAACTCCCGACAGTCATTAGAGATCCTCTAACTTTCCTTGCTCTCAAGAGGATAGTTCTGATTCATGACAACCTGAGCGGTGATCACCTTTCTCATGCAACATCAGTTCTGTCACATCGCACTATGAAAGAAGAGATTGAGAATAATGATCTTGTTGAGGATGCAGCTTACGATACTCTTCCAGAGGTCGCAACTCCTTTTGGCTATTCTATAAACAATACGCGGTCCTTTTTGAAAGCTTCCTATATGAGCGTCTACCATAACAAGGATGAGGCCGAGAGGGGTCCTGCTGCTAAACAGATAGTCTCAAAAATGTGTAAGCAAGAGCATCATATGACAAAACTGCTGGGAGAAGGCTTAACACCAGAATGCTGGACTACTGATGTCGGAATGAGGCTCCCCATTTACAGGTTCAATGCAAACGTCTGCATACTCTCTGGTGATATCATGAAACAAGAACTTCTTATTCAAAATGGTGTTGATTTGAAGAGCTATCAGGCTAACGCTGGATTTGATGAGTGGATTGAGAACGCGATACTCCTTCCTACGATCTTGAGGAGTACTTACGACATAATGGCTTCAACAAAGGCATCATTCGTTGACAACGGCGAAATAAAGGTCTCAAGGTACAAGAAAAACAAAGGTCCAACCAGCAAAGAAGAACCTGATCCAGACGTTCCAGTTGTCGGACAAACCATGAAGTGTATTGAGGCAATTCTAGGCCTTATGAAGAAGAATGTTGTGAAAGGGATGTCTATATCTGACGATATTCTTGAGATAGTGACAGAGTTCAAGGTAACAGGATCAAAGCTGATCATCAAAATTTTCAAGAAGAATCAGCTCACCGGAGTTAGAGAAATCTACATACTGACCATAGTTGGTAGACTTCTACAGCGGATAGTTGAAGATATCTCTAGAGCAGTCGCAAAGAACCTCCATGAGGAGAAACTGACATCACCTGAGACTAAGGATAACTTTGTCTCTGAGCACAAGAGCAAGTCATCTATGGCCAGCGAAGGAAGAAAATCCATTACACTCAATGGGAGTGGAGACAAAACATCATGGGCTAACTACCTTCAGGGGAAGTCTATCACTCTTCCCATTTTGAGGATTATTCCTAAGAAGTTCCACTCTTTGATTGCTTGTTTCTTCAATGCAAACACAAAGAAAGAGATAGAGATTCCTTCTCCACTTCTGGAGTCTTTCCTCAAATACCCGGAAACAGATCTTCAAGATAAAGTCTTGAATGAGGTAAAGTCTGCTGTAATGAGGGGGGATAAGTCCGAGTTGGCTTCCAAGGATTCTTCTAGGATTAAATGTAAGGGAAACACAATGCAGGGAATTGGTCACTACACATCAAGCTGCTTTCACACTTCAGCACTTTTTCTGTTGAGAGATATGACAAAGAGGTATTTGAAGCAATCTGGGTTTGACTCACACGTAAGCTTCGAAGTCTCATCGGACGACAAAGGATTCATGGCAACTTTCTTCATAAATAAGGGTGAGAACTTCAATCTGCTGAAACTGACGCTAAAGATAGCCAAACAGATGAGATTTTTTGAGAGAATCATAGACAATGCCTTCGGTATAAGGGACTCTCAACTCAAGTCGGTAACCACAATAAGCGTTTCTTTTGAGTTCAATAGCACCTTCTACTTTGGAAACTCGATTGCAACTCCGATAGCAAAATTCACAGCAAGGTGTTGTGATGATTCTATCCAATCAACTCTTCATAATAGAGTATCTTCAATGTACTCTTCGGTTAGGCAAATACGAGACAATGGCGGATCAGGAATACTCTGCTCTCTAGCTACCATGTGCCAACATCTTGTAATTAAGTGCAACTTGGGATTCAAAAATTTCGAGTGGTTCGATGATTATGCTATGAAGGATTACACTGAATACAAGTTTAGCCACTTGGGTTATAGGAAGATCTGCTCTCCAATCACTGCTGGGTTGTGTATGTCTGATTTTGAAAATGAAAAGGAAGCAAACAAGAAAGCTGCTAAGACTCAATTGCTGTTCTTGTCAAAGAGGGATCTTGATTCTGAGGACCTACCAGAGCAGCTATCTCTTATAACCCCATTGTGGAGTAGAGATAAACACAAGGCAATGTTGAAAAGACTGGGAATAGAGAAGCATGAGATGACTGCTAGAGAAGCACTACTGTTGCTGAAAAGCCCAGAGAATCCCAAGGAACTCGTGGAGAAAGTTGAACTGATGGCATCATCTGGAGAACTAGCAAGATCCTTTGCATTTTGCCAGAGGTCTGATCTACTGAGAGCAGGGATGTACTTGCTGTGGCACAAAGGCTTCACATACAAAGAAGAAAGGATTTGCTATCGCGATCTCATTAAGGCACTCCGAGGAATGGGGAGCATGGAGAAGGAACTGACTGATGATTTCCATAGGTTCATTAGGATTGAGAAATCAAGAAGGTTTTATGAGCTCAGAACGAAGAGGGCGAGATTGATGCCAAGGCATTACACTCCGTTAACGTCATACACGTTTGTGAGGGATGATCTTGTCAAATATTTGAGAGAAATATGGTTGTCGCAGAGTTCCGATCAACCTGATTATCTTAGGAAGGAGATTCGTGATTCCTGTGCATGGATAACAGACAGTCCAGAAGAGTTCTTCTTGAAGCATGATCCATCTATGCTACACAGATTTATCAACCAAACACCAACAGTGAAGCAGAAAGTCAAGCTTCTCGCAAGAGGAAATGCTCACGACAAGAGCATGGTTGAGTGTTTGATGAGGGACAACACAAACGCAGATCAGACAATGGTTCTCACTGACAATGTTACGGATGGGCCTAAATTGAACGAAGCTAGGTCTTACATCACAAAACTATGTTCAAGGGTATCTGTGTGGATTGACATTCTGTTTGCTTCTTACAATGACAATATAATCAAGATGGTCTGCTGGCAAGATCTTAAAGAGATATCTAAATCTTACAAGGATGAGTATATAATGTACACACAGAGGAAACAAGAGAAGTTCTTATGCCACATAATGGAGAGTATCAGGAAAGAGAGACAACTAAACACCTTGAGACTGTACCAACTTGGCACATCAGAACTACAGGAGATGACCCAGTCTGCGTATCCTAATGAGACATTCCACTACACGAGCCATTATGGTGCTACTGTTCTAGTAAAAAAAGCAGGGAAGAGGGTTCTGGACATTGCTTGTAGAAATCCTAGGGTTCTTGAGCTAATCTCTGCTTATAAGAAATACTCAACTGCCAGTCAGAATCACATTGAAGCAGAGTACGATATCTTTCCTGATCGAGTGTGTGAGATGAAAGGAACATTAGCTATAGGTGATGAAGACATTTGTCAAGGTGGTCTGATCGGGTCAATCATTGATGAACCTAGTGAGAGCTTTCCCTTTTCTGTTGATTCTGACGACATGAGTGATGTTGATGCTCAGATACTTAGAACCTACGTGACAAAGAAGGGCAAATTCTCTCCCGCTGCAATCAGAGAGATTGTGGTTTCTACCAGGACTGTTCCGAAGTTGGTGAGAACAGCTATTTATTTTTTGAGGTTAGACACTGTCCAGCAAAACTACGAAAGGTCAACCAGTAGAAATAATGATTCAGAGATACCTGAGAGATCTGAAGCTGGAGCTGCGGTACTTGAGGAATTTCGACAGTTGGATTTGGAAGAATTTCTAAACGTCATACAAGATGCTAATGCCCCGGCACCTGAAGGAGAGAGTGAAGAAAGCGAAGAAGGAGACGACGCGAATGAGTATGCTTTTGTTGAGATGTACGGAGGTAGAGATGCTGAGCTCATCCCTGGAGTTGACTACATTGAATCATCAAAGAAGCTGAGAATGGACAATCCTGAGTGTTTGAGGGAAATTGTTGAGATGATCAAGGCAACAGAAGGAAGAGAAGAGACATTGTTGAACGAGAGAGTCATTGAGCTAATTAGGATGATCGGAGAGGAGAATCCATGATGCTAGTTTCAAAGGCTAGGAGGTTATTTAATGCTTCTTTAGGATTGTTGGTCCAAAGGTAGTGTTCCATGTGCATAATAAATATAGTGTCTGTTGCATTTTAAATGTGTGAGTCCAATCATTAGATAAAAGTAGCTTGTGTACCGGTCACTTGCATCAGGATGTTCGCTGATCAGGC